GAAGGCATTACTGAGAACGGATCAGGCGCCCCGTCTGCGATCAACATCAACACCGGAGCTTGTATTGAAGGCGTAATTTTTACTTCGATCACTTTGACCTCTGGTCATGTCGTTGTTTATAGCGTCTGATGGGACTTGCTCAATCCCTCGAGAAAGTAGCCGGAACGGTTATTGCAACCTTTGGCGGTGATGTGACAGTTCGTTACGTTTCTGCCGGCAGTTATAACGCCACAACGGGCGCAATTGCTGAGACAACCAGCGACACCGACGTGAAAGGTGTGCTGGAAGGCGTAAGCGTTCGCGAGGTAAATGAGCTTGTTCAGCAAGGTGATAAGCGCCTCACTGTTGCAGCGAAGGATTTGCCGTCAGCTCCTGAGACTAAGGATCGCGTTGTGATTAGCACGATTGTGCATCAAATTATCCAGGTTGAAACTACGGAGCAAGACAATACGGCGATCACTCACGAACTAATCCTGAGAGCATAACGATGGCACGTCCGCCAAAGTCGATTAGCGTTGGAAGGAATATTCCCGTTGATCAAATTGGGAACTTATTTGAGCGTCAAATAGAGAAGTTGGTGTTGTCTCTCACTGACGAGCTGCACGTCAAGCTAAGGACAGAAAGTCCGCCAGGGCCTGGGACGCCGGCTGTAACCGGAACTTTAATTAACTCATGGCGTAAAGAATCTGTTGATCGGTTTACGGGACGTGTTTACATCAGTTCGCAGTTAAACCCAAACGGATCAAATACACAGGACTATGCCCCGGCTGTGATGTTTGGGGAGTCGATGCCACCCTCCTGGAAAGGTAAGTATGCGCCTGGCAAAGGGAGCCCACCTAAGACCACAGGAACGCCTCCAGTCGTTAAGCGTTACCCGGAAAACATTATGAACGAGATTATTGAAACGCGCCTTTCTAGAATTCTTAGGCGCATAACAGGAGGAGTTTAATGGCGGCAGCAGATCTCAATACCATTAGATCCACCATTGAAGGGCGTTTAGCAACTGAGCTGGCTAGCAGTCCGGTCATTCCTGTTGTGTTCCACAACATGGCATTTGAGCCGACGCCTAATTCGTCCTTTGTGCAATGCCTTGTCAGTTTTGGCGCTAGCGAGTATTTAAGCCAAGGGCTTACAACTAATTCTCAAAACAGAATTATTGGTACTGTCGTCATCAATATTTTCTCTGCCACAGGTGTTGGCCCTGGAGCAAATTACATCATCGGCAAAAGGATTCGAGACCTTTACAATAGGGTCATCGTGTCGGGGGTTTTCTTCGACGCTGCAACAGGTCCAGAGGCGTTGGCTTCGCCATCACCCGAGGGCTACTTCCAAACCCAGGTCCGTGTGACCTTTGAATCCATCGAGGAACTCTGACCATGGCCACAATCCGAGGCGAACAAGGAGCAGTCCAGTTTTCAGCTTCTGGCGGCAGCAATGCAACAGTCGTTGGCACTCGTAGTTGGAGCTTATCTACTACGAAAGAAACGCTTGACACTTCAAAGCAGGGCGATACCTTTCGCAGCTTTGTTGGCAGCATGATTTCTGGCTCTGGCACTGTTGAACTGGTTTATGACCCAGACGCAGCAGGCCAAGCGGCGTTCCTTGAGGATGTAATTACGGCAGCAGACCCTGCAGACGCATCGTTTGAGTTGTTTACAACCGGAACTAGTTCAGGCACTGATTCTGCTGTCTTTACAGGCATCATCACCGACATGGAGATTACTTCAACTGTTGGCGAAATAGTCGTTGTGTCTTGCAGCTTCGTCACTAGCGGCACAATCGCTTTAAACCTGGAATGATTTAGGTCTATAATTTAAGCGAAAGCTTTTATTTAATGGCTCAAAATCGCACCGTCGATCTGCTGGTTGGGGCATTTGATCTCAACCAGCGCCGCAAGTTTGAACTAAAAAACGCTGAAGGTAAAAAAGTCGTTGATCTGTTTTTTAAACCGATCACACGCGCTGACCGCAAGAAAGCACAAAGCCTTTCTGGCACTGAAGAAGCATTAGACATCAGCACGCAGATGCTGTGCCAAATGGCAGAGCTTGAAGACGGCTCAAAAGCCTTTGCTCCTGCTGATGCTCCAAAGCTACAGCGTCAGCTGCCTGAAACGATCTTGAACGAGATCGAACTGTTTTTGTTTGGTGTTGGCGATGAGGCTGACATCGAAGAAGCAAAAAACGACTAAAGCAGGACAGGTGGACTCTGTTTGAGTTTTACTTGGCCTGCGAGTTGGGAATGACTGTGAGCAGGCTTCGCACGGAGTTGACCGATGCGGAGCTTGTGCATTTTGCTGCGTATTACGACATCAAGCGCGAGGAAGAAGAAAAAGCAATGGATCGCGCCAAGCGCAGTCGGCGGTAGTATTGATCTATTGGCTGATTGACCGGCTGTGATGAACCAACAATCTACAGTCGAACTTCTAATTAAAGCAGCACAGCCTCAGCGCGTTCTGAAGGCAGTTAATGCAGGTGCTGAAAAACTTAAAAACGCTGTCCAAAAGACAAACGCAACCTTTAAGAGATTTGGGCGGCAGGGTGTTGAGGCTGCAAAGCAAATTAAGCAAGCTCTTCTAGAAGCAGAGAAAAGCGCCAAAAAATTATTTTCATCTATAGGAGGTTTGCGTGGGGCGTTGCTTAGTATTGGCGGTACCATCGCGGCCAGAGAGATTCTTGAGACTGGTGTCTCTGCGATTGAATCAGAACGAAAAATTAGATTACTTACACAATCCACAGGAAACACTGCGGAATCGTTGGCCATGGCAGAGCGTGCTGCCAAGAAGTTTGGACTCAGCGCAATTGAGGCGAATACTGGAGTAGCTCGTCTTTTGGCTCGATTGCAGCCGATGGGTCTGAGTCTGTCAGACATTGAAACTACTTTTAGCGGTTTTAACACAGCCGCAAAACTTGCAGGGGCAACTGCGTCGGAATCTGCAGGTGCGTTCTTGCAGTTGACTCAAGCACTTGGCAGTGGGGTTCTAAGAGGACAAGAATTAAACTCGATTCTTGAGCAGGCTCCTTTGATTGCTCAAGCAATTGCTTTGGAGATGAATGTTACTGTTGGCGCTCTCAAGAAATTTGGTGAAGAAGGAGCAATTACATCTTCTATTGTTATTGCAGCTTTGAAACGTGTTGATAGAGAAGGCGCTAAAAAGTTGACAGAAGCCATGAAAGGGCCTGCACAACAATTCAAGAATCTTGGTAACGCATCAGTTGACCTGAGCGAGTCAATAACTGACAAGTTATTGCCTGCAATTCTCCCAGTTGTACACGCAACTACTGCGTTAATAAAAGGATTTGTTGAATTGCCTGAACCTATTAAGGCGATTGTGATCGGAACATCTGCTTTGACACTTGGTGCTTTAGCTTTAGCGCCTGCGTTGTTGTTGGTGACAAAAGCCATAGTTGCTTTAAAGCTTGCTGTTTTGGCTTTTCCTTTTGTAGCTGCTGCAGCTGGTTTGGTGGCTATAGGAGTTGCAGCGGCTGGGGCTATGAAAGAAATTAAAAGATTTAACGAGGTTGTCGACATAACTGGCAACACTACGAAGGAATTAGAGAACGAGACTGAACAGGTTAATAAAGAAATTGACAAGCTTGCTTTAAGTTTAAAACGTGGAGGCCATGAGGGCAGAATTGCTAGGAAAAAACTAGATAAACTAAATGAAGCTCTCGACAAAATTGAAGCCCGCAAAGATTTAGTTATCAAGCTAAAAATTGACGTTCCTTTCCCCGATTTTGCAACGATGGGACCGGGGTTTAAAGAAGAATTAGATAAACTGCTTGGGAAAGAAACAGAAGCAGAAAAAAAAGCACGTTTAAAGAGAGAAAAGAGAGGACAAGAGACCGCTGGCGGCATGTTCCAGCAGGCTGGCCGTGACATACAACTTCTTACAGCGCAAACTGATTTAGGCAAACAATTACTAGAAAGTGATTTTGCACGAGCTGATGCCTTAGAAAGAATCAACAAATTAGAAGGCATTAGTGCAGAAAGACGCCAAGAAGTAGTTGATATTACAAATCGAGCATTTGATGCACAGAGAGGAAGTATTATTGGCCAAGCTCTTAGTCAAGACGTAATAAAAGCACAAGAACTGGCAGAGGCTCAAAGGGAAGCAGTTTTGCCACTAGAGCGACAAAAAGAATTATTAGAGGCAAAACTAAATGGCAACGAACGTGAGGTAAGATTACGGCAAGAGGTAGACCAAATCATGGCTTCTACTGAAGGTTTAAATAGACAAGAAGTAGAAAATGCTGTCAATATTGTTGCCGCTTTAGAAGATCAAGTTGCTGCAGCTCAGCAGCTTGAAAATTTATATGTGCAGGTTGGTTCTGCTATTGAAAGCGGAATTGTCAATGGAATCCAGAGCGCCATTGACGGCAGTAAGTCACTTGGAGAGTCGCTGTCTAGCATTCTTAAACAGGTCGGTGGAATGTTTCTCAAAGCTGGTATTGGTAGCTTTGGGATTGGAGGCCAAGCAGGCAGTGGACTTCTTGGGCTCCTTCCTTTTGCAGAAGGCGGCTACGTTTCTGGCCCAACTCCTGCGATGGTCGGCGAAGGCGGTGAACCTGAATACGTCATTCCTGAATCAAAAATGCGCGAAAGCATGTCTCGTTATTCGCGTGGTGCTCGTGGCTCTTCTGTTATTCCAGAAGAAGGTGGACTTGGAACCACAGGCGGAAGCGGCGGCGCTGCAGTTGCCGCACCAATCGACGTTCGCTACAACGTGGAACGTATCAACAGCGTTGATTATGTAACCGCTGATCAGTTCCAGTCTGGGTTGCAAAGTGCAGCGGCACAAGGCGCACAACGCGGAGAACAGAACACGCTAAAACGACTACAGATGAGCGGTAGCACTCGCCGGAGGTTAGGAATGTGAGCCAGTACGCATTTGGCCATGCCACTCGAATCAAGCGCCGCAGCCCATCAACGGGCAACCTAGAAACGCTTTACTTTTTCCAAAATTTTTACATCAACCAAGAGGCTACTTACGACAGCAGCAAATATAGTTTCGTGCCGTTTGGGTTTTCAGGCGTAACCGTCAATCGCACTGGTGACGGAATGGAGGCAGTCTTGGTATTCCCCAACAATGGGCTGTCTCGCAGTTTTGCTGATCAAGCTATTGATCAGAATTGGATTGTCGAGGTTGATGTATTGATCTTGGATGCTGACAACTCAGCCGGGGCTCATCAAAAGCTGCACTCGTTCACGGGTCAAGCTGTTGGCGGCCAGTGGGACAACGTATCGCTAAACCTAAAACTCAGCTCTGTACTAGATGCTGTTGGAACGGACGTACCAAGGCGTTCATTGACGCAACGATTAATAGGCAACCTGCCTGTAACCAATAATGTCCGACTGCAGTGATCTAATTGGGATGCCGTATCGGCTAGGCGCTGACGGCAGCGACGGTCATATCGACTGCATTCACCTTTGCTACAAGGTCTGGGATGAGATCGGTATTAAAGCCCCACCGTTCAAGCAGTCGTGGTACGAGGCTGGCAAATGGGAAGTATCTCGTGATTTATTGAATTGGGGTTTTCGGGTCAAGAAGCCTGAGTATGATGGGGATATTCTGCTGCTAGCGGAGAACTCTTGGACTTTCGCAGTGACATGGGAAAAGGGCATTCTTTATATTCAGCCAAAAACCGAAAAGGTGCAGTGGTCTTCGGTCCAACTGTTTACGACGTACCACTGCTTCCGTACGAAAAACAATTAATAGAAACGATTGGGATAACAGAAAAAGAGTATCAACTTTTTGCGGCTGAAGTAAGGCGGCGTGGTCACACAAGACCTGCTGAATATGACCATATTCCTGATATTCAAATGGCCGGGCTTCTAACTGGCCCTGCTATTGCTGCTACTTATCTTAGTACACAAGCCGGAGCAAAAACAGCAGCTGCTGTAATTCTCACCAATGTAGCCATTGGTCTTACCTTAACTGGTATCGCTTATTTGCTAACACCTAAACCTAAAGAGCAAGCGGCATTTGGAAGGAAAGAACTTGGCAGTACTTCTGGAACTAGTCGATACACGCCATCCCGAGGTTTCGATACTTTGGCGGAGTTAGGTGAATACGCTTCACCTATCCCGTTGGTTTTTGGTTTATACCGTGAAGGCTATGGCGGTGGAATGCTTTCGACACCAAAGCTGATCTGGGCTCGGATGTTTAGCCATGGAACGTTGCAGCGAGCCAAGCTGTTGTACGTCGTTGGCGAACAGGGCGTTGATGGATTAAACGGTATTGAGCCACCTGAACTTGAAGGCATTTTTCTTGGCAATAATGCCCTTGACCCTATCTTTGAGAATGCTTTTGCATTTTATTGGAAGAAACATTCCGGCGATCCAGGCAGCCGAAGAGTTCGTGACACTAATATTTTGTATGGCACAAGAGATGAAGCGTCTTCAGGCGACCCAGATAAAGCTATTAATGGCGAAGTTTTTTACGCTCCAACCAATGACGAGATTGATGCAGTAGGCCAGTTTTGCCATGCTTATACGCCAGCGAATAGCACTCAATTTGGCGTCTTTGAGCCGATTGCAAACGGTACTTCGTATCGCCCAAATTATCGTATTGTTTCCATTACTGAAGATGGCCACACTGGGGTAACAAAACGCGGAATAACAAGAACACGCATTAAATTTGCTGGACTTAGTTTTGGCAATCCTGACAACTTAGATGGCAAAGAGCTTTTACAAAAAGTTCGGAAGAAAGGTCAGGCAGGGGCTGGCAGAAATTACAGCCCACGAATGGGCATTATCCGACTTAATCGATACAGTGGAGGCGAAACAATAACAAGCTCAGAAGTAACAGGCGCAGATGAACTTCAAAAAGTTGTAAATGTAAGGGAAAAAGATGAAATTGTTTTTATAATTAGTGCCACTAAGATTGACGAAGATCTTTATGCAGCCAAAGAAGCTAGGGAAAGCGTATCTGATTTAAACAGCACTGTTCAAGCTTTGCAGCTTGCG